CTGTATATTAGCAACATCAATTTCGCTGTCTACACCAACAGGTATTGATCTAGAACTAAATGTAATACCTTCCATGTTAACAACAGTTAAACTAGTCCAGTCTAAATAATTGTCTGTAGTTTGTATTTCAAAACTAGGATTAAACAATACTAGTATTTGTTCTAATATTTGTAATTTTTGCTCTGTGTTAGAAGCCCAAATATCTGCACTTACTTTTAACGTATAAGGTGCTGGCATATGTCTTTCTACAGTATAGTTTTTACCTTGTGTGTTAAGGTATTGTCCTGTAGCAGTATCGAATGTGCGTTCACGTACATGTCTTTTGCTTATTAGACTTGAGTCAGCTGTTCTGTCTCTATCCATTTCTAAACCAGTAACATATACAGCCATACGTGGTGCTGTGGGTATTTTATTTTCTGAGTTATCTCTAATAATACTTGCAACCTGTCTTGTTAAGTCGCCGTACATAACAGGTACTTGTTTATCATTTCCGTGTGCATCTTGCACATTGAAATTACTCAACATTCTTATAAGTTGTGTAATATATCTTCTAATTTGTGCATCATAAAAAAATTGCATTATACATCATCCGGTTTTGGTCTTAAGGCTTTACTTAGTGCCTGTCGTTCTGTTACAGTTTCGTCACCAATAACATCAGTGTTTGTGTTGTTAATGAATGTACCAATTTGATTCAATCTTTGATCGGTATTTGTCATTGTCATTCTAATATTATCTTGTACTTTAAGCCATCTGCTACCATCAAACTTAAATAACCTATTAGGTAAAAAGTCTGTACGCAAGAAGTAATCGCCTGCTTCATTAATAACAGGAAAACTAGTGCCACTACCAAATGCTGCGCCGTTGGGTGGTTGTCCATCTTCTACTAAGTAACCAGCATAACCTGATCTGCTAGGCGAACTAGCAGTTGGATCTTCTACAGTGTTAACTCTAGTTTTACCTGAATCATCTGTATCTAATGTATAGTAATGTCCAGTGTCATAACCTGACTTAGGAGCATCAGCTTCTGCCTCAGCAAGCACAGCATCATTAATTGCTTTTTCTTTATCGTATGTGCTTAGTAAATCCCTTAAGGTGTTCTCAGTATACTCTGACCAATTAAAAACGTCTGTAGGTGTGTTTCCTTGCGTCTGTGCTGTGGCTTGATATAGTTTGCCTTTATACTTTACAACTTGTCCAATTTCATAAGTTGTTGTAGTACTATAATCGCCTATAAAGATATCTTCATCTTCCGGAGTTTCTAGTATATCTGCAAACTCTTGACTGTCAACAATTTGTTTTAATTTAATTCTATATAAGTGCGGATACCACGTTGGACTAAATCCTTCTGCAGCTCTGTTTACATCTTCTACAACATAATATCTTTTAAGACTAGTAGCAAAATCATTTTCTGCATACTCATCTTTTAAGTGTGGTATTTCTATTACATCTCCTGGCATTATTTTTCTACCTAGTGAGCTAACACTTGATGTAATATGTATAGTCATAAACAACGTATCATTAGTTAAGAATAACCCAAATTGACTTAAATCAAAATCAATGTCTTGTACATTGTATATGCCTCTAATAGTATAGATATCATCATCGTACTTTCTGTCTCTATTTTCTAAAAACAAAATATCTTGAATCTGAGTATTATCTTTAACAACTTCTCCATCGTCAGTACCTACGTATTTGTGTATATTCACATCAGTACCGCCAATAGTAAACATTTCATAGATCCTTTGATCCATAAATTTGTAATCGTTGCCCTTTTCTGGTTTGTATAATGATAGTCTTGGCATATACATATTTATCGATACGATAAATACTATTGGAGAACAAGACATATGGCTACAGGTATAACTACACAAAAACAAGAAATATTCGACTATGTAAACGCATTTTTAGGTGGAGGCATGGTTGATGTTGAACTTGATCCAATTCATTATGAATCTGCTTTAACAAAAGCACTTACAAAATACAGACAAAGAACAGATCATGCTGTAGAAGAGTCATACTTGTTTTTAACACTTACTGAAGATCAAAACGAATACATATTACCAAATGAGATTATTGAAGTAAGAAAATTATATCGTAGATCTATAGGTTCACGTAGCGGCAACGCAGGCGGAAGTTCAATGTTTGAACCATTTAACTTAGCATTTACAAATACGTACCTACTTAGTGGTTCAACACAAATGGGCGGATTAGCAACATATGATATGTTTGCAGGTTATCAAGAACTTGTAGGTAGAATGTTTGGTAGCTTTATTGAATTTAAATGGAATACAACAACTAAAAAATTAACAATACTACAACGTCCAAGAGGCGAAGAAGAAGTGTTAATTTATGCATATAACTATAGACCAGATGACCAATTGTTCCAAGACTATCTTGCAAAACAATGGATCAAAGATTACACACTAGCATCATGCAAATATATGTTAGGTGAAGCACGTAGTAAGTTTGCAACAGTAGCAGGACCGCAAGGCGGAACATCTTTAAATGGTGATAGCCTTAAAGCAGAAGCACAATCCGAAATGGATAAATTAGAACAAGATTTATCTCTACAAGTAGCAGGTGGTGTAGGCTACGGATTCTTAATTGGCTAAGCCATCTCAAAAAGAAGCCTGTAGGCTTTTTTATATGGTTAAAGGCCATCTTCCAAATGATATGAAAACAATTTATGCCTGCTATGACGGCTACTTTAAGCGTCTATGGAATAATACCGAAAGTTATACGCACGAAGTAGGTTTCGAAGAAGAATATAAAAAAATGCTTGACAAACAATATAAATGACTTTATACTGTATAGATAATTAAGGAGTCATTATTTTGTTGCCCAAACTATTAATTGTCGGTCACGGCCGCCATGGTAAAGACACTGTCTGTGAGTTACTAGAAAAATACAGTTATACATTTCAATCATCATCTAAATTTTGTTCAGAACTTTTTATCTTTAATGATCTAAAAGACCAGTACGGATATGCTGACGAAGAAGAGTGTTATGCTGATAGACACAATCATCGCACAGAATGGTATAATATGATACACGACTATTGTAAAGATGATTTAGCAAAACTAGGACGTAACTTATTTGCAGAACACGACATATACTGTGGACTACGTAATAAACGTGAATTCTTTGCAATGCAAAATGAAGAAATTTTCGACTATGCTATTTGGGTAGATAGAGCAGATCATTTACCATTAGAAGATCCTAGTTCAATGAGCATTGAGCAATGGATGTGTGATTACACAATTGACAATAATGGTGATTTACAAAGACTAAAGAAAAATGTACATATACTAATAGAAACTATTTTTAAAAATCAGGGACTAAGTCTCCCTGCTTCCAGCGGCTACCTTCTTTCTGAAGTGTTCGTTGACAGTTAGCACAAATAGTTTTTAAGTTATTAGGACGACAATTATTTAAATCACCGTCTATATGAAAAACATTAAATTGTTCAGGATGTTTTGATTTGAATCCACATTTTTCACAACTGGCTTTTTTCTCATAACCTCTCTGCTTCCATTTAGGAATACCGTGACCTAATCCATTGCGTAAACATCTTTCGCATAGGCTTCTGTAGTAAACTTTTTTACCTTTTTTGTAATTTATAGCGGCCGGACGATGTCCGCATTGGCATAATGGTCTCATATTGTATTTAGCTCACCTTTTTGGTCCCTTTTTATGGGTGTTTATTACGGTGTTTTATTTTATATAGGCTAAATAATAGTAACGAATGCTTAAACTATTAATAGGAGAAATAATATGGCACTAACATCACCAGGCGTACAGGTTAGCGTAGTAGACGAAAGTTTTTACACACCCGCTGAACCAGGTACAGTTCCACTGATATTTGTTGCTTCCGCCGAAAATAAAACTAATGGCGCTGGCACAGGTATTGCTCCAGGTACTACAAAGGCTAAAGCAGGTATACCTTATTTGCTTACTTCGCAGCGCGACCTTACAGAAACTTTTGGAGATCCAATTTTTTACACTGACGCAAGTAACAATGCTATTCACGCAGGAGAGCTAAATGAATACGGATTGCAAGCAGCTTACTCATTACTTGGCGTTTCAAACAGAGCTTGGGTTGTACGTGCAGACGTAGACCTAGGACAATTACAAGCATCAGCAGATGCTCCAGCAGGTGCTCCAGCAGATGGTGCATATTGGGTAGATACTGCATCAACATCATTTGGTATTTTTGAATGGAACGGTGCAGCCGTAACATCAACTGGCGGACAAGCATTCGGAGTTAAAGCACCAACTGTAATTACAGATGCAGCGAAAATATCCGGTGGCGCACCAAAAGGATCAGTTGGCGCAATTGGCGACTATGCTATTGTTGCAGGACAAACTACAGCATACACTGTATACTACAAAAACTATTTAGGTACTTGGGTTAAAGTAGGAACTACTGCTTGGACAGGTTCAGTACCAAGTGTAACAGGCGGAGCAATAACAACAATTACTAATGCAAACACATTTACTGTTGATGGCGAAACTGTTGCAGTAAGCGGCACAGATATTGAATCTGTTGTTTCAGCATTTAATAATGTTTCAAACTTGTCAAACGCAGGCGTTACAGCAGCAAATGTTGACGGACAACTTGCTATCTTTAACGATGGTAGTAATGCAGATAATATTATAATTGCAGAAGGAACAGGACTACTAGCTGAGGTTGGTATTACTGCAGGCACATACTATATTCCAGAATTAGTAA